GCCCAAATGCGGTACGTCTGACGGACCACCCGCGGGCCGTCGTCGGTGCCTTCCTGATCGTCCATGCGCTCCACGTCCTCGCCGTCGGTGGCGCTCCACTGGATCTTGGTGCCGTCCACCGTGCCGTAGAGGGTGTTGTCGTTCAGCAATGCCGACACGGCGGCCGCAAGCGCTCGAGCGCCTGACAGCGACGTGGCGATGCAGTCGATGGCCACGGAGAACTCGGCCAGTTCGGTCGTCCCGGTCAACGTGCGCACCGGCGTGCGGGCGTCGATGCTGTAGACGATGGCAGGCAGCGCCGTGCCCTCGCGTCGCCACTCCGGGCTAACGCGGGTGCCCACGATCCCGGATACGCCCGCGTCGTCCATGAGCCTGCGCCGTAGTGCGGTCTCGATGCTCATCGTTTGGATACCTTCATCCGCGCTTTGCGGGCCAGTTCGGTCAGTTGCGTCTCGATGACGATCGCCAAGTCCTCTTTGAGGACCGAGGGCGGGAACTGCTGGTAGGTGGCCCGCTTCACGTGCCACTGGGCACGGCCGCTGTCCACGATGGGCGCAACATAAGACCTAGGGTTCCGCTTGTACCGGAAGCCGGTGCGGGTGGTGGTCTTGAGCCCGCGGGTGTCACCCATCGACTGGATGACCTTGCTGGACGCCTTGCGCAGGCTTTCCTGTCCGCCGTAGCTGCGGTAGGTGGCCCCGTGCGTCAGCCAGTTTTGCTTGTAGGTCGTCGCTAGGCGCTTGAGGCTGCGCCGCAGCAGCTGCTTGTACAGGTTCCGGCTGACTCGGTCGGGCAGCGTCAAGAACACCCTTTGGGCATCTGTGAATGCCTTGTTTGCCCGGTCGCTGGTTCCTGCGCCGAATCGCAACAGTTCCAGGTTCTCCGACGCATTCACTTGCCTGCGCATGAACGCTTGGTAGCGCTTCATGTGCTCGGGGGAATTGAACTCGGCGCCGCGGCGGAAACTCATGCCGTCACCTCGAGCGCTTCGCAGTGCAGTTCCATCCGGCGCAGCGTCGGGTCCAGCACGCCGGTGACCTCGAGCACGCGGTCGGTCTTGCCAGTCTCGCGCAGCAGGATCCGGCTCTTCACCGTCACCGAGTCGATCCAGGGCAGGACAAGCCGCCAGGCCGTCTGCCCGCGGTTGATGTCCACCGAGTCGATCGACCGCCCGTCGGCGGACTCGATGTGGCCCAGCACAGTGGCCACGGTCGACCAAGTCTTGGTGGCCTGCCCGTAGGTATCCACGGACGCGGTGTAGTTCTGCACCGCCATCTCGTGTCGGAACATGCCACGCGGGACCATCAGTGCACCCCGTGCTCCCCGAGCATGGCGATCAGCATCTGCTCGGCCTTGCCCTCGATGGCGCCGGTGCTGTCGCCGCGGTCGGCGTAGAGGCGCCCGCACAGCTGCAGCGCCAGCATGTTGATGTAGTGGTCACCCACCAACGTGGTCCAGTTGATGCTGGACGGTCGGGTGTACTCCTCAGCCACCAGCACGGCCACGCGCTCGCCGTCCCAGTGCCGTTCCGGTGTGGCAGTTTGTGGCACAGCGGACTCGTCCACGTAGGTCACCGTGATGTTGGTAGCCGGGTTCACCGGCTGGATCGGCAGGACGATCCACACGTCCCCCTCCTCGCTGACGGTGTAGGTACGCGCCAGCGACTGCAGCGACAAGCCGGTGCAGCGCTCGATCGTCTCGCGCACGGCAGGCAGCAGGATGTTGCCGATGTACGCGTCATCCTGCGCGTGGAAAATGCGCAGGTGGCTCTTGATGTCGCTGGTGGTGAGTGCTGGCATTTTTAAAAGACCGGGGGGGGTGTCCCCCCCGCCGGTCCGGGGTCACATGGAATCGATCAGACCTTGTTGGCCAGGATGACACCGGCGTACTTGTCGACCACCTGAGCGTCGGAACGCATCGAGCTGCGGTAGTTGACGATGCCGCTGCCGCTGTTCGTGTAGGGGTCCACGATGAACTGGACTTCTCTGCGGTCCACGATGCGATAAGCGCGAGACAGATCGCCGAAGAAGACCAAGTTTCGGCCCGTGCCGGAAACGAATTCCGGCGCGAACTCGCTGATATACACAGGGCGCCCCATGAGCATGCCAGCAGCTCCCTCCTGCAGCATCATGCCCTGCATGCCGTCGTACAGGTAGGTGCCAGTGGTGGCGGCCTTCAGGCTCAGGAGTTGCCCCCAGGTTGCCTGATTCATGATCCAGCTGCCGTTGGAGGCGTATGCCGTCGGCAGGGTGGTGTAGGCGGAGATGATGTCATCGAAGTCGAGATTCACCGTCAGCGATCCGGTCTTCACCAAGTACTGAAAGTTGGTATCGGAACTCAGAAGACCCTGTTCCTGCCCAGAACCAGTTCCGACGATGTGCCTGCTTGCGCGGAACTTGCTGTGAGCGCGGGCGTGGTCGGCAACCACTTCGGCGGCAACGTCAATGGCCGCGTCAAACAGCAGTTCTTCGGTCACCGGCGTGGTGGCGGTGGCCTTGTAGGCGCCGAAGGTCTTCAGAATGGTGGTGAAGTTGCTTTCGGTGTACGCAACGCCTTCCGCGGTTGCGTTGACGGTCGTGCGGGAGTCGATGACGGGCAGCCGCAGGTTGTTCGGTACGGTCTGCACCGTGGCGAGCTGCCGGATGGGGTCACCCCAGTCCAGCCACTTCACGAACTCGCCGGTCATCACCGACTGGGGCACGGTGTTGCCAGCGGTGGCAGCGGTACCGACCGTCAGGGTCGTACGCAGTTCCATGTTGCCGCTGCCCTCGAGGCCACGCGTGGCGAAGAAACGCGCCAGTTCGGCGTCGTTGCCACCGTTGCGGACCTCGGGACGGCCGACCAGTTGGTTGTTCTTGGCCTTGACGGCGTCCAGGCGGCTGCGAATCGACAGGCTTTCGAGCTGCCCGTCGATGGCGCGGATTTCTTCCTCAGCCAGGTCAAACGAACGAACGGCATCGGGGGTTGCGGTTTCGGCGTACTGCTCGCACGCAGCGACGAGCTGCGCACGCTTCTCTCGGAGTGCTTCGGGGGTAACGGTCATTTCAGGTCTCCAATCCGCAGCCGCAGGTACCGAGCGACGAGCCCGGTGGAAGTGTGAAACGCCCGGACCGCGGCTGCGGTCGCCTCGTAGGCGGGCGTGTGGACAAGGCTGACCTCGTAAAGGCGGGCCGACACGACGGTCCGGCGGTTGCCCGCCCACTCGTCCTTGTCGACCGCGAACCCAAACGACATGTTTTGATAGATGCCGTCGCGCAGAAGCACGCGCATGTCCTGCCCGTCGCGTGTGTCGGGCAGCCGAGCAGCGAACGTCACTCCGCGATCGGTTTCCTCGAGCTCGAGCGTGCCGCTGCGCGTGTCGGCCAGCACGCGCCCGCCATCGTGCTCGACGAGCAGCGACACGTTCCGGCGCCCCAAGTCGGCCGCGAACGCACCGCGCTGGATCGTCTCGATAAAGGGCAGCGGCTGGGATTCAGTCTCGTAGGGAATGGCCAGCCCGGACACGGTGTTGCCCTCGACGGCTGCGCGGACCTCGAACGAACGGCGGTCAATCTGCATCGGGCGACTCGCTTTCTTCGTCCTCGCGGTCGCCGTTCACCTCGGCCTGTCCGGCCGCCGTGTCCAGGCGCATCATGAGTTCGTCTGCCATGGGGTCCTGCACCGGCTGCATGCCGATGAACCACCTGGCGTCGTTAGGCGTGAGGACGCCAGACATGACGAGCTTGGACAGCTCCTTGGCGGTGTCCTTCATCGTGCCGCGGAGCAGTTCCTGCAGGTCGTGCTCGACGCGGTAGCCGGGCAGCAGTTTGGCCGTCAGTTCGGCCTCGATTCGCTTCGCCCAGGGCCGCAGCGTCTGATCGACGAGCGCTCGTTGGGCGTTCAGGTCAATCTGAGTTCCCGCCTCGGTCGCAGCCAGGAAAGACAGCGGCAGGTTGAGCGCTCGAGCGATCTCGCCCATGGCCGCGGTGCGGGCCGCCGTCACGGCGTCGAGGTCGCCCTGCCCGCTGACGCCCTCGATCTTGCCGCCGCCGTCGATGATCAGCGGTTCAGACGCGCCGCCTGATTTGGCATGCTTGGCCTTCCAGGCGAGCAGGATCGTCTGCTTCGCCTGCTCGCTGATCGGCGTGGGGAATTGGAACGACAGGCGCCGGGTCGTACCGGTGGC